GGACGCCGGAACGGCTGATGTCGATCAAGGCGACCTCGCGGCCGGAACGGACGCGGAGGACGCTGAGGCTGAAGGCCTGCTTCAGGGTATGCAGGATTATGACCCTGAGAAAGAGCTAGCGAAGTGGAAGGCTGAGTCCCGTAAATGGGAGACTCGTGCCAAGACTAACTCCGACGCGGCCGCACGGCTCAAGGAGATAGAGCAATCCAATATGACTGAGCTTCAGAAGGCTCAGGCGGCGCAAGCCGATGCGGAGGAGCGAGCGGCTAGCGCGCTAGCGATGCATTCGCGCGTAATGGCGGCTGCTACCCATAACCTTCCTGTAGACCTCATCGATGATCTCGGCTCCGGAACGGAGGACGAGATTGGTGAGCGCGCGGAAAGGTTTGCGCGAGTAATTGAGGAACGGGCTCACGAGATAGCCAATGAACTCCTCGCGCAGCAGGCAGGCCGGAACGGTATGCCAATTATGGGCGCACGCCCAGTCGAATCAATGCGGCCCGGATCAGCGCCGGCAGCGGGTGGAACGCCCAATACTCCGGATGAATGGTTCCGCAAACTCCTAGATACCCGCAATCAGTAGGCGCGTGCGCTCCGCGTCCGCGCGGAAAGGCTTTAAATGCCGACCTATGGTACTCACGTCGGCCGTACCACTACGGGCTCTGACCCGCTCGTTCCGGAGCCTCTAGCTACGGCTATCATCCAGGAGGCGCCAAAGCAGTCTGCGGCGCTCTCACTGATGAACAAGACAGTCCTTTCCTCCAAGACCCAGAGAATGCCGGTGCTCGATGTTCTCCCGGTAGCCTACTGGGTCGGTGGCGATACGGGCATGAAGCAGACTTCCATGCAGCAATGGAAGAATGTCGTCATGGTCGTGGAGGAATTGGCCTGTATCGTCCCAATTCCTGAAGCATATCTCGATGACGCGGATGTACCTCTCTGGTCGGAGGTCCAGCCGCGAATCACGGAGGCCGTTGGCGCGCTCATCGACCTCGCCGTGCTCTGGGGCATCAACAAGCCATCCACTTGGGGTGAGTCGGTATTCACCGGAGCCGGGAAGTCCGGCCACTTCATCGTCCAGGGCACCAACGTGGATATGGGCCAGGACGTATCCAAGCTGGGCGCGATGATGGCCCAGACCGGATATACGGTTAATGGTTTCGCGGCAATGCCAGGAACGTCGTGGAACCTGGTCGGCATCCGGTCGGCCCAGGGCGCACCGATTTACCAGCCGGATATGACGGACTCTCCCGGTGGGACGCTCTACGGCTATGATCTATCCGAGGTCAACAACGGCTCCTGGCAGATGGGAGCTACCGGAGCCGTACTCCTCTGCGGCGACTTCACCAAGGCCCTGATCGGAATCCGGCGCGACATTACCTTCAAGATGTTCACCGAAGGCGTCATTTCGGACGATACCGGGAAGGTTATCCTGAACCTGATGCAGCAGGACTCCGTGGCGATGCGGATGACGATGCGCCTCGCTTACGCGACCGTTAACCCGGTCACGATCATGGCTCCCGGAGCGGTTATGACCGGGACCAACCCGCAGCGGTGGCCTTTCGCAGCGCTCCTGCCCGTAGGCGCGACTCCTCCGGCCGCAGCGGCTCTCTCCGTCATCCAAGCTCCTCCGTATCCGTACACGGGCTCTTTCATGGCTAGCTCGGCATCCGAAGCGAGCCTGGACAACCCGCAGGAGACGGAGGCCCAGCAGGCCCACGACGCAGCCGCAGCGGCAACGCTCGCGGAAGCAGACGCGGCTCTAGCGGAGTCATCATCGCGGTCACGGGCTCCCCGTGCTCCGCGTAAGTCTGCGGAGTAGGCCGTGACGAATTACAAGCAGACGGCGCATTCCGCGATAGGCGCGAGCGCGAGTCCGTTGGATGCCGGAGCCGGCAATACGTTCGGCTCCTTCAACCTGCGAGTCGTTTCCAATGCTCCGGATAGCTCCGTGGCCCTGGAAACGAGCCCAGACGGGACTACCTGGACGCAGATGTGCCTCGTCAAGGGAGACAACTGGGGGACGGCCCGGACGGATCATCGGCAAAGGCAGGCTAGAAGTAACGTCGTCAGCCTGGGAACAGGAGGTGCGCCACTATCAGCAATTGTGGTCTGCGGACCATAAGGTCATCCACGCTAGGTTACGGCTCAGGCAGGAGACGGTAATGAGAATTGGTGGCGACCTACCTACCCTGGCTTCACCAGACGATATCGTTGATCGCCTGGGCCGTAATCTCAATCAGGTTGAGGGAGCGCGTATTGACGCTCTCCTCCGCGACGGTTCCGCGCTTATCCGGCGTTATTGCCGCCAGGACTTTGTCAGTGAGACGAATATGACAGACATATTCGTGGCGGACGCCGGAGAGATTAGGCTAAGCAATAGGCCGGTCAACGCGATTCACTCCGTGACCTGGCAGTCCGGTAACCCGTCTCTGCTAGGCAATCTTGTAATTAACTGGTATGTATTTGATGGCATTGATAGGATCACTATCCCATCTCCGTACGAGTCTGGCATAATTAACCTGCCGGAGATGTGGTACCAGACTGCGTGGTACTCCGATAGCTATGCGGTTAACTGGGACTACGGTTACGCCTCGCCTCCTAACGAGGCCGTAGCCGTCCTATGTACGGCGATCATATCGGAGCTATCGACTCCGACCATGAGCGCTACGCTCGCGTCTGAGTCTATTGGGCCATATTCCTACTCGATGCGACGGACCTCCGGAGCCGGGCTTAATGCGGCTCTCCTAGACGCCGGTATGGCTACTGCTCTCAAGGACTTCCGTAGGCCGGCTGGTACGATTGCGGTGAGGACGTTATGCATCCGTTTACCTACGGCCAGACGGTTACCATTGTCCGTCGCGTCCTCTCCGGTACTGATCCGGATTACGGTAGTGATGTATTTACGGAAACGACTGAAGATGTCCCACTTTGCGTAATAGCTCCGGGTGGTTCATCCGAGACTATTGCCTTTACCGAGCAGACTGATAATACGGTAATGGTTTACTTTCCGTCCGGTACTGATATCAGCTATATTGATGCGGTAATAATCAGTGGCGAGAAATGGGAGGTTACAGGGAATCCCAATACCTATGTGTCGCCATTTTCCGGTCACGTCTCGCCGGTATCAGTTAACTGTAGACGGGTTACTGGAGCGTCGGTATGACGGCGAAGTTTACACCGGACCATCGCGGAGTAGGCGAGATGCTTAACTCTGACTTTATGGTTGAGGCTATGCGCGCTCACGCGGAGGCTATTAAGCTCCGCGCGGAGGCTATCGCTCCGGTCGGCCATCCTCCGGAGAGTAAGCATCCCGGCCGCTACAAAGCCTCATTCCACGTCCGGGCTCATAAGTATGGAGGAGTATCCGGACGCGGAGGTAAGCGCGCGGAGGCTATTGTCTACAACGACTCGCCGGAAGCGCTCTATGTCGAGTACGCTCATTACGGCCAGGAGCCTTACCGCGTCCTAGCTATTGCTGCGTTTGGAGGTATCCATAGGAAATGACAACTCCGACCTTCCCGGACGCGGAGAGCGCGCTCATGTACGCTCTCGTCCCAGCCTTCCCGGCTCTCCGTTTTGTAACATATATGCCAGGTGGCGACCTCCCGCAGACTACCGCTCGTATCCATCGTATCTCCGGCTCTAACCGGAATATTGGTATTGATGATCCCGTGATTGATATAGACGTATTTGGGCTAAAGTCCGAAGTGGGCCAGGTATCGGTAGCCGCTCGCGAGATTCAGGCATTTGTCCTGAGCCTTATGAGCGTACGAGTTCAGAATGGAGTCATAGTTCACGCAACGACAGTAAACGGACCTAGATCACTACCGGAGGCTAATCAGGACCTTGTGAGATATTCCGCGACGTACGAGCTACATATCCATCCGTAGGAGGAAAGTAAATGCCAGCTTCTCAGCGTGATGAGGTCGTATCAGAATATGACATACCCACGCAATTCGGACTTACCCCACCGGCTACCGGGACCTACAAGGACAATCAGCTACTCTACGCGGCCGGAGACGTAGTGGTCTGGGTCGGCCAGCCGAACAACGCGAGTCCTCCGGTAGCCTTTGAGGACCCAACAACTCTCGGCTCCGGCATCTACAAGTGCTGTGGATGGGCCGATACCTCCGGCTATATCTTCAAGCTGGACGAGACCATCAAGGACATTCCGGCCGCTGGAGTCCTTACGCCAGTCCGGTCTATTCTCACTGGTGGCGTCAAGACGGTCCAGTCCGTATTCCTAGAGGCTCTCAATCCGTACGTCCGGAGCCTCTATGATGACGTGCCGGTATTCCCGGTAGCGTCCTCTCCGCTCAAGCCAGCTACCACTCCGCCACCTCCTCTCCCGGCCAACTCAGTTACCTATATCATCCCGGACCCACCGGCCGATAACCGCTACAGCTTCATATTCGATTCCATCGATGGGCTCAAGCAGCAGCGGCTCTACGCGCCATTCGCAAAGGTCACCGCTCGCGGTAACGACCAGGCCCAGCAGGGTGATATCGTCATGACCGATATGACGGTTACGCTCTATCCCGGTACCATCGGGACGGTTACCAATGCCGTAGCTCAGCGGACGATTAACTACGGCAAGTCCATGACGACCTACTTCACCTAAGCCAATGACCGAGCCACTACATCCGGTAGAGCCGGAAGATGAAGAGGTCGTTGACCTAGACCTAGACGCGGAGGATGATAAGCTCCGTCGCGAGGCCGTAGGTGACCCTACGATAGTCCGCGTCAGCGGAGAGATCATTCACGTCACCCACGCCAATGCCTGGTCGAGCACCGCTATGCGGTCGGCCGGAGTAGCGAACTGGGACGCCTGGGCCCGTGAGGTAATCGATGACGATGATGAATTCCGCGTCTGGGTGGAGGCCAACCTTCAGAATTACCAGATTGAAGCGGTATTCAACGAGTGCGGCCGGCAGGCGAGGCTGAACCAGGGAAAATCAACCGCGCGCTCTGGCTCACGTCGGAATACCAAGAGGAGATAGAAGCAGACCTCCAGCGGTATTACCACCTGGACTATCTTGATATGTATAGGCCGGGCCGGTTTATCGGCTGGCGCAAGCTCTTGATCCTTATCGACAATCTGCCTCCGGAGAGCGCGGTGAATACGGCAATCCGTAATGATATGCCGGAATGGTACCTTGCGGAGCGAGCGGCCGGAGCCGACCCATCCAAATCTGCCTGGAGTATCACTGAGACGCTCCTCGCCGTCCTCATAGACGAGGTACGGATGTCCAACTGGCTCTACGCCTCTGCTCACTCGGATAAGACGATACCTAGGCCGGAGCCCGTACGGAGGCCCGGAACGGGCTCTAGACGGCTCCGTACCCTCACGCTAGGGGAAGCGAGAGCGATAGACCCTAGGCTACGTACCCTCTCCGACGCGGAGGCCCTAGCGACGTTTAGGAGGCTCCACGGTGCCTGATATCTTTGTCGGTTCCGTCGCCGTCGGAGTCGTGCCCGACGCTAGCGGCTGGAACGATAAGCTCAGGGCTCAGCTAGTCCCTAGTGCGGCCGCTATCGGTAACCAGTACGGCAATACGATGGGTAAGGCTATCACCGCTAATATGGGGAAGGCTGGAGAGGAGTCCGGAGGAGCCTTTAGTGATACTTTCCGGAAGCGGCTAAAGGCAGCGCTAGAGGCCCTGCCCAAGGCAAAGCCGGACGCGGATATGGGGCCACTAGACCGGAAGCTTGAAGAGCTACGGCTCAAGATGGTGGAGATATCCAAGACCGATATTGTTGACCCAAAGAAAGCCCTAAAGGACCTAGCGGTCATTCAGCTAGAGCTTGATAAGGTATCCCGTAAGTCTAAGGATATCAGGCTTACCTTCAATACGGCTGAGGCGAGAGCGCAATTGGCCCTGCTTCAGAGAGACGTAGGCTCTACGGCTCGCGCTGGTGGGCTACTTAGCCGGATACCCGGAGCCGGAGCGCTCTCCAGTATTCCGGGCCTAGGTGGGATATTCGGAGGAGGAGCCCCAGCGGCCGGAGCGGCTGGCCAGGCCGGGCAGGCTGCGTCGGCCGGTGGCGGGCTCCTAACCAACCCGTATGTCCTTGGTGGTGGTGCGGCCGCTCTCGCGGCTATAGCCCCATTCGCCGGCCAAGCGGTCGGAGGTCTATCTATTGCTGGGCTAGGTGCCGGCCTCGCGGGTATCGGAGCGGCCGGAGCTTTCGGCCTAGGGACTACTCCGGGAGCGAGCCCGCAGCAGATCCAGGCGGCTCAGCTAAAGCAGCAGCAGGCTCAGGCTAACCTGAATAAGCTCCAGCAGAGCGGTAAGGCGACTACGCTTCAGCTAGCCCAGGCGCATCTTGCTCTAGCCGGAGCTACGGCAGCCGTTACTAAACTCCAGCAAAAGAATGCTGATACGACTACAGCCGGGCAGCTAAAGGTCCGGAAGGCTTTTGATGATCTCAAGACTCAGGCGATAGGCGACCTTACCAAGATAGGCGTGGCATTTGTCCCGGTACTAGAGAATATCGCTGGGACGGCCGGTAGAGTACTGGGAAAGATAACACCTATATTCGCCGGAGCTATGAAGGTTATAGCCGGCCCAGTAGAGCGGTTTGCTGATACCGTACTGAACGCCTTTAACCGTCCGGCCGTTATTAAGTCGATTCAGGATGTAGCGACGGCTTTTGGTAAGATACTCGATGCCTTTACGCCGGATATACCCGGCATCGCGGACTCGCTCTCGCAGGCCATCTCCCGGATAGCGGAGGCCGTAGCTAAGAATCCAAAGGCATTCGCGGACTTCCTCAACTTCCTATTCCAGCTAGTCATCGCTGTCGTTGATGCTATTGCCTGGCTTACGATCTTTGCTAACTATCTTGAATTCCATTTCGTGCCCGGAATCAAGCGAGCCTGGCATGATCTCCAGAGCTTTACCGAGAATGTCTGGAATAGTATCTGGAACAACACGATAGGCCGGGCTATACGCGGAGGTCACGACCTAGAGGTCGCGTATAATCATATCAAGAACGCTATCATAAGCTGGTGGCATAACGTCCAGAACTGGTCGGAAAGTATCTGGAATACTATCTGGAACAATACGGTCGGCCGGGTTATCCGTGGCTGGCACGACGTTATCAATATCTATATCCGGCTCCGTAATGACGTCTTCAATTTCTGGCATACCGTTCAGAATACCACTGCGGCTATCTGGGATTCTGTCTGGAACAATACCGTAGGCCGGGCCGTCCGTGGCGCAAATGCCCTGATGGGAGTCTTTACGACTCTCAAGAACAATATAGTTAACTGGTTCCATGACGCTATTAACTGGCTATCCGGAGCCGGAGCCGCTATCATCCAGGGCTTGTATAATGGTATCAAGAATGCTATCGCCGGAGTCGGTTCCTGGGTCAAGAGCAATATCGTTGATCCGGTAGTCAACGCCGTGAAGCATTTCTTTGGGATCGCATCGCCATCGACCGTTATGATTGGTATAGGCAAGGCGATTACGGCCGGGCTCCTCCACGGCATATTCCAGTCCGGCAACCTGAAGAATTTCATCGGCAAGGTATTCGGAGGCTGGCCGCAGGCTCTCGGCTCGCTCGTTAGCAAATCCCTAGTCGATATCGCTAAGCTACCGGCGAAGGCTCTTCATGCTCTTGGCGGTGTCGCCGGTAAGATTGGCGGATTCTTTGCCAAGCTAGTCGGAGCCGGAGGCTCTGGCGTTCAGCGCTGGGCCGGGCTAGTCGCTCAGGCACTCGCTATGCTGGGCCTTCCGCTTTCGCTTTCCGGGCAGGTCCTATATCAGATGCAGACGGAATCTGGTGGGAATCCGAACGCGATTAACAACTGGGACATAAACGCCCAGATGGGTGACCCGTCGCGAGGCCTGCTCCAGGTTATCGGCTCTACCTTTGCGGCCTATCACGTAGCCGGTACCTCGTCCAATATCTATGACCCGCTCGCGAACATTGCCGCCGCTATTAACTACGCGAGAGCGCGCTATGGGCCGACGCTAATAAGCGGTGGTATGGGAATGGGTAGCGGTCACGGCTATGACTCTGGAGGCATCCTTCCTCCCGGTGTGACGCTCGCGTATAACCTGACCGGGCGGCCGGAGGTAGTCCTAACCCAGGCTCAGCTGGCCGGGATTACCGGAGGAGCTTCCGGGCCGTCCTATCACGCTCACTTTGACGGGCTAACCGGAGCCGCTATAGAGTCCCACGTTCAGACGGCCTTTGCTGCGATGTCGATAACGCAGGGCCACCTTAGCCGTCAAGGCCGGAGGTCATTATGGGAATGCCTGCTCCTACTCCGCTCCAGATAGGCTACATTGATCCTGATAACAATTACTGGAACCTATCCGACCTAAGCATGTCGAAAGGTTATATCTGTTCTGCGATAGCGGGTATAGAAGGATTGCCTGTCTCGATGCAGACGGTACCGCTCCTAGACGGTACTGCTTATCCCAATTTCTATATCCCGCAGCCGGGTACTATTGCTATTGCTATTCTTGTAGCTCCTCCGTCTGCCTCGCAGAATGAGATAGATTACTACAACCTACTAGACGCTATTATCCGTGCTTTCTATACGCGGAGGAATGAGGTACCAAAGCCAGGCTATCTACAGGTTCAGAGGCCGGACGGCTCTACTAGGCAGATAGCCGTCTATACAACTTCCGGGCTTAATACGCCGGAGGTCGGCCTAAATGATATGTCGCTATTCTCTATAGTGCTTTCTACTCCGGACCCATTCTGGCAGGATGCGGTTCCGCAGACCCTGACTTTCCAGCAGGCTACGGCTACCGGGATACTTCCGCTGCTTCCGGTAAACCTCGCGAGCGGAGCCGTACTAGGCGCAGCGACAATTGTAAATAATGGATCGGCAAACTCGTATCCGTCCTGGACGATTACCGGGCCTGGTACTCCTACGATGACGAATAATACCACCGGGCTCGCCTGGTCGCTAAATCAGCAGATTCCAGGCGGGCAGATAGTTCAGGTTATTACAAAGCCCGGCCAGCAGGTGGTGGTTAATCAGACTACCGGGCAGTCTATCTGGGACCAGCTTACGGCTACCTCTCTCCGGCAGCTATGGGGGCTAATACCCGGGGTTAATCAGATAAATATGCAAATGGCTGGAGCAAGTCAGGCTACTCAGGTTCAGCTTCAATGGACTAACCGATGGGCTAGAGCATAATGGCCGGGACATTTACCCAGCAGGCTATTGGCTGGGGACCTGGAGCGCGCGGCGCATCTCCGGTACAACCCAACTTCGGCCAGCAGCCTCCGGAGGCCGGTAACCTACTTGTTTGTATTGTATTCGCCGGAGGCTCTACCAAAACGGCGTTTAACTGCGCGCTTGCGACCGGAAGCGGATGGACGCAGCGGCTAAGTATTGGCAATGATCCGGCTAATACGCAGTCTATGTGTGGTATCTCTGTATGGACTAAGATATCAGCCGGAGGCGAGCTATATACAGATCAGTCTTTTAGCTTCCCGGCCGGATGGACCGGGCAGGCGAGCGTTCATGAGATATTCGGTAGCAACGGCGAGGTACCGGATATCACCGGTACATGGTCCGGAGGCAATACCGCTATAGCCCGGACAAATGCTACCGTTAGCGTCTCCTCTACGTCTAATCCATCTGATCCCAATGAAGTGATTCTTGCGACTTATGGGTTCTGGTGCGGCTCTACTGGCACGGCGAGCTATACCAAATCTGCGAATATGACGCAGATAACCGACCGCGATGATACCATGAACCAGCAGTATCACTGGTTCACTAATCATTTGACTCCTAATACTTTCCCAGGCGGGCAGGCTCCGACTGGGAGCCCGTTTACTGATTCCTCTACGTGTACCGTTCCGGGCTCCTCCGTCGCCTGTGGCCTAATTATTGGCTTTGCTTCCGCGAGTAACCCGCAGCCGACCGTACCGGACGGGCAGATTTACCCGGCCACTTATCCCGGTGGGGTTACCCGTACGAGCGGCCAGAGCACGCTAGCCGTTAACGTACTCAATATAGGCTCGCTCTGCGTCCTTGCGACTAAGGTATCCGCTGCGACAAACAGCGTTACCGGAGTAAGCGACAGCGCGGGAATTCTTACTGGCTGGTCGCGGGTAGTCGCTAACTTTACGGACTCCGGCAACCAGTCTCAGGATATCTGGATAGCCCGTTCTACGGGTACCGGCAATACGACGCTAACCCTAACTTTCCAGGCAGCTATCGGCAGCACGGCTAATGATGCGCAATTCGCGGAATTCTATCCGGGCTATCCCGGTACCTATGCGCGAGACGGTACGCAGTCGGCCTCGCAGAACAACGCCTCGTCTGGTACCTGGAATTTCCCAGCGCTTACCGCTGCCCGGCCAAATGAGATTTATATAGGGCACGCGCGAGGCCCGGCTGGTGGCCCATTCCGTAACTTCCTGCCGAATGGCGTTAACCTAGCTCAGGACGGTAATAACAACCCGCTGGTCTATTGGGCTGGCCTCGCGTCTGGGGCTATGGGCTCCGGGCCTTACCCATCATCGCTTAACGCGACAGTTAGCTACGCGGCCGGAGCGCTTATTCAGGCATCGCTGACCTGGACTATGGCGGGCTCCTCCGCTACGGTATCGTCATCAAGCGGCACGCTAGGGACTGCGGCCGCTACGGTAGGAAGCTCCGTAACGGGCTCTACGGGCTCCGGTACCGTTACCGCTACGCTCGCGCTCTCCGGCTCCTCTACGGCTGTCTCAGCCGCGTCCGGCGCACTCTACGCGGTAGAGCGGGCATCCGGCTCCTCTGCTACCGTCTCATCGGCTAGCGGAGCCCTATCCAATATTGGTGCGCTCTCCGGCTCCTCTGCTACCGCGTCGGTAGCAAACGGGACGATTAGCGGAGTAGGCACCCTAATCATAGCAGGCTCCTCCGCTACCGCGTCGGTGGGTACCGGGACGCTCCTAGCGACGCTCATAATATCTGGCTCCTCCGCTACCGTATCATCAGCTAATGGTTCAGTAGGTTTCATATCCGCAATTTCTGGTACGTCGGTCAGCGTCTCGGTAGGCTCCGGTGCCTTTATTGCTGGGCCTCTGTCGATTAACGGCCTATCGGTCAGCCCATCCGAAGGTAATGGATGGCTTCTGCCGCTTATCTTTGTGCCGCCTACTGGAGGCTCTGATGATTATGTCTGGGTGGAGATACTAGACGCTAACCTAGTCCGGCAGGGAGTTATCCAGTTTGCTACTATTACCGCGCAGCTTTACTACAATGCGGTAGGCTCCTGGTCTATGACCGTGCCATATTCGGACTTCCTCTGGAAGATTATGATGGCCGGCGACTTTTTTGTTAATATCAACTGGCGCGGGCTCTTCTCATTCGGAGGCAAATGCGAGCAGCCGGGATATTCCGATTCCATACCGGGCTCTACTGGAAGCTCTGTGCCTGGGCCGTATATAACCCTGAGCGGAGCCGACTACCTAGCTCTCATTGCTAACCGGATTGTCTACCCTACTCCGGCTAATGCCTGGTCCGCGCAGACGGCAGCGGGCACGGACCCAGTAAGTAACGTACCACTAGAGACGGCGATTAAGCATTATGTCAATAACAACGTAGGCCCGGCCGCTATCGCCTCGCGCCGCATCGCCCCACTATCCATAGCGACCGATCAGGGACGAGGAAGCAATATCAGTTATACGGCCAAATTCGTTCAGGGTGGTAACCTAAACCTGATGGACGTTATCCGTGCGCTTATCGCGCAAGCGGGCTCCGGTAACGCTATGGGAGTCTCGGTTGCGCGGCAGGCTAGTACGCATAGCCTCCTATTTGATTGCTACGTACCACGGAACCTTTCCGGTAAGGCCTGGTTTAGCCGCGACCTAGGCAACCTTACGGCTATCTCATTCTCACTAACGGACCCAACTTGTACCGACGCTCTAGTTCAGGGCTCCGGTACTAACTTCATTCAGAGGACGGCATCTAATAAGACGCAGTACAATCAGACGGAGCAATTCATAGATAGCTCATCGGAGACGGATACCAATAACCTTAACTCTACGGCTCAGCAGGCGATACTTAGCGGAGCGGCCGGGCCGACGCTAAGCGCTACGCTCGCGGACACGCCTTACCTTACCTTTGGCCGGGATTACGGGCTTGGGGATATTGTGACTATAGAGGTCCGGCCGGGCAATACCTATTCCGATGTGATTACCGGAGTAACGCTTACGGCTGACCCGTCGCAGACTCCGATGATATCAGCCGTGCCTACGGTCGGGCAGAATGCTAATGCTACCGCTACGGACCAGTCAATAATCGGGCAGCTAACGAAACGGATACGCACGCTAGAGAGGAGACTGCGGATATTATGGTTATCTATGACTCACGGCCTTCGCAGTTTAACCAGCTATCAACTACGGCCGAATGGGAATATCTATTCTCAGCGCTTTCAGGCTCGTTCAACAACGGGATTGACGCGAGCGTCGGAGGAGCTATGGCCCCATCTCTAGATACGGCCGGCAGGAATATCGTAATCCAGTCCGGTAACGCCGTTATCAAAGGCCAGCTATGGCGGACGGACGCGAGCGTTAGCACGCCCATCCCGGCTCCGTCCGCATCCGACCGTTATGACCGGCTTACGCTCCGGCTTAACCGTGGGGCCTCTACGTCGCCCACGGTAGTCCAGCTGAATATCATTACCGGGACTCCTAGCGGTGGCCTACCGGCTCTTCAGCAGACTCCTACCGGCCTCTGGGACCTCCCTATCTGTCACTGGACCTCGCATGCGAATGGTGCGCTGGATGGGCTAGTCGATGAGCGGAAGCTCGCGAATGACCGGTGGCACGATATGCGCTCCGAATTCGGAGGACTCCAGGGTGGGTTTACTTATCCTGGTCCTCCGGAGCTACCACCGCAATTCCGGCTACGTGACGACGGCACGATGGTTGATATAGTCGGATGTATCGTAACTCCGGGAGGAGGCTCGTATAACAACGCAAACTTCTATATCCTGCCTATCGGCTACTGGTGCCCGCAGGCAGCCTCGTATCCGGTAGCGCTTACCGGCAACTGGACGGCCGGGAATGAGAATTTCAACGGCAACCCACGGATATATACCGCGAGCGGAGGAGGCATCTCCGTGGCCGGAATCCCATTTAATTACAACGCTCAGGGCATCCGGGTTTATGGCTCATTCCCGGTCAGCCTATCGAATGGGCTGAAAGCCTCATAATGCATATAGAGCTGCCCAACGGGCATGATCCGGTAATGCGTAAGCTTGGCTGGGCTATCGCACTCGGATGGCTATTGCTTGAGATAGCCGTCCTGATATTCGTCTGTATTGAAATAGCAAGGGTATCGTAGCGAGGAGGAGAAATGCCAAGGGAACTGCCCGGCTGTATCAACTGGATACCCGCTCCGGTGGCCAGGTGGCTAAAGCGTATACTAATCGGAGAGGAGGAGGTCAATATGCCCAATCAAAGGCGTGATCCGGACGTAGTCATAGAAGATGCCGGCCGCTTCCGCTCCGACGCGGAAGCGCTCCGCTCGCGAAACGTCCGGCTACCCTCTCGCCTCGCGCCGGAGCCGGAGGACATCGATAGGGTGTCCAGGGAGCATAACCCGGCATGGCGCGAGCACCTACGTGACCGGATAGCGGACGAGGCCGGAGACGATTCCGATGCCCGTTAGCTATTCGGAGAAATGGTACGACTGCCCCAATCAGTCCGGCCGTGGCGGTAGCAATATCGTCCAGGTAACCTTCCATACAACGGAAGGCGCAGAGACTGGCGAATCTCTAGCGAACTGGATCTGCCAGGAACAGGCCCAGGCCTCGTATCACGCGGCCGTGGATAATACCGCGCTAGGCGAGGTTCACCGCTTTGTCGATACGGCGCAGAAAGCATGGTCGCAGGCCGGAGGTAATCCCTTTGCGTGCTCCGTGTCTTTCTGTACTCCGTCCGGAGCGGCTAGCAACTGGTCCACGAATACGTGGATGTCAAAGGGCAATATGCTCCAGAACGGAGCCGCTATTGCGCGCAGATTCTGCGACCTCCACGGAATACCGATTACTGCGCTATCTGCCTCGCAGGCGCAGAGCGGAGCGCGCGGAATCTCTCAGCATGTAGACGGAGGCTCCGGCTGGAGCGGTCACCACGACTGCGGGCCGGGCTTCCCTGAGAGCTACGTCCTAGACCTAATGCGTGGAAGCACTCAGCCTCCGTCGCAACCGACGCCGCAAGTAGGAGGGAACAACGTGATATCTTCGGCAATAGACCCAGACGGAGGAATTCATTACGCTGGCCTAGATGAGAACGGGTC